CCGAGGAATACCCGGACGAGACGCTGACCCATGAGCAGTTTGTCCAGGACGTCAAAGTCCTTGGGAGGGTCTTCTGGTGGTCGACAATCCGCAGGTCGCCCAGGCGATGAAGGACGCGCCAGCTTATGCGTTTGGCGCCGGCCTGGCATTTATCGCCGTGGACTCCATCGCCTATCTGTTTTCATGGCGCCACGCTGGCCTCCTCTTTGCGACCGGCATGCTGCTATGCCTGGGGAGCGCGCTCTACAGCTCTATCAGGAGCGAGAAGGCTAAGACCGAAGACCTGGTGTTCGTCGGGATTGGGGCGGCCTTCTTCGCATGGCTGCTGCTGAAGCAGTTCTTCTAGTACCCCTGACCTATTGAAGAAGCCCGCCGCGTGCGGGCTTTTTAGTGCGCTCGCAAAAAATTTATAGATTTCTAAATTTTGGGGTTGACGGATTTTGTTCAGGTTTCTAAAGTACACCCATCGACGCAGCGAACACTGCGAGGCCCTCAACAGGGCCTACCTTCCGGACACACCGGATAGCACGGGACCAGCGAAGTGATCCCCCTGCCCCGCAATGGCTAGTCCAGCGGGACCGACAGGCCCTCAGAACGGAGGGAGTTCTTTGACATTGAATGCGCCGCCCAAGAGGCCAGTAGCTGCGGGCGGCGAGTTGTACCGATCACCTCGAAAGAGGCTGTATCGGAGAGCGTCATGGTGGCGAATCAACGCCCTACTACAGAAGCCGGTAGCTCAGCCTCAGTACGTAGCCGTCGGAAGACTATGACGCTCCCCGATGCAGGAAGACGGAGTCGCGCCAGCTAGCAATCAACAGGGGCTGGCACTGCATCACGGAAACGAGCGCCCAGGCTGATGGGCTGACAGCGTGACCGTTGTAGAACGCTACACCTCGGAAGCCGGAGATCAGCACCGGCCGTCTCCACCCTTTTCGCCAGTACGCACATCACCGCAATCCCCCAGCGGTGCGTGCTGGAGCTTTTATCCCCGCGCTACGGCGCCCATCGAGACCCAAACCATGAACGCATACGCACAGATCGCGGCGCTCGAAGGCGCCCAGCGGCAGTACGACAACGCCTGCCCGGCTGAATCTGAAGCCTGGATCGACACCAACGCCGGCGAGCACTGGCTCAGCTGCTGCACCGAGCGCTTCGAGAAGGGCCAAGACGTCGTCGTCGGCCACATCAAGCTCCCCTACATGGAATTCCTGCGGCGCTTCAGCGAGCAACGCGCTGAGATCGACGCCGAGGACATCGAATACACCCTGGATGAGCACCTGATTATGGGCACCGTCTGCCACCGGTACGACGGGCTCAAGGAGAAGGTCGTGCTCGAGATCGTCAAGCCGTTCGCCGCCCTGGCTGAACGCGATGCCAAGGAGGCCGAAGAATGATCACCACCCCCTGCCCCGCCAACGACATCCTGCAGCGCGAGTTCGACCGGTTGAGCCGGTCCCGCATGCCTGACTCCGACGCCCACGACCTAGTGGTAAAGGCTGAAGGCTTCCGTGAGCTGATGCTGATCGACGCCGGCGACTTCGCCTACTGGGAGCGCAGCGCCAAGCTCGCCGCCCAGTTCCGCCGCCAATTCCTGCGGGCCGAGAGTCAGCATAAGTACATCGGGAGAGCAGCATGAACTACGACCAGAACATGTGCTTCTGCGGGCGGCGAGCCAAGCAGAAGGTAGTGATCACCCTGGGCTGCTGGGATTACCGCAAGGTCATTGAAGTTGACGTCAGCACGAATATGCTCGGATTTGACGTGCTCGATGCTGCCATCGAAAGCGCCTACGACGCGCTGGAGTTCGTCACCGGCTACGACTGCGAATATGGCCGTGTTGTGCTGACAAAGCCTGCTGAAGATGGGGATGGCGAAGACACGCTTGAGTGTGATGACGACGAAGAGAAAGGGCTGGATTGGTTCCGTCAAATGGTCATCGGCTTGCAGATCGTGAGCATTGAGGAAGATGGGAGGATCTTTCAATGAGCGCCCAAGTCCTTCTCCACCCCGCCTGCGCCACCCCCAAGCACTTCAAGGTCATCCAGGCCCAGACCATGCGCATGGCTCGCATCGACGGCCATCGGATCGAGCTGGTGGAAGATCCTCGGTTCTGCCGGCGCCTGGCGGACAAGCTCCTGGAGCGGAACAAAGCATGACCCCTCTCCGCTGCGCCTTCGCCATCCTGATCACCTACACCCTCTGCATCACGGCCGTTCTGGCCTACGCATAACCACACACCATCACAGGCTGCGCGATAGCGTGGCGAGGACAGATCATGCCTGAATTCAAGGGCACGCCAGGGCCTTGGACTTTCGGCTGGCAAGTACAGCCTAACGGCTGCCCAACTGTCGGCCATAGAGGCCTTATGGTCTGCATGGTCAGCCATTCCGCCAAAGAGCCATTCCAGAAAGAAACGGCTCTAGCGAACGCTTCCTTGATCTCTGCCGCACCGGATTTGCTAAGTGCGCTGCAAGGACTTCTGTCCATCTATTCGCGCTATGCGCCTGACTATGGATGGCCTGAGGAGTGCGAAGTCAACGCCCGCGCCGCCATCGCCAAAGCCCTAGGCCAATAACCCACCACCCTCCACCGGCTGCATTCGCGGCCAGGGACGCATTGTCATGTCCGATAACAAAATGCAGCTGTGGAACGAGGTCCAAGCGACCGATCCCAGCGCCACCAAAGAAGCAACCGTCAGCGGCCAGAAGATCACCAGCATCAGCGGCCAGCACATGATTCGACGGGCCACCGAGATGTTCGGCCCGGTCGGCATCGGCTGGGGCTGGTCTGTGGTGGAAGAGCGTTTTGACCAGGGCGGCCCTGTCCGGAATGACAAGGGTGAGGTGCTCGGCCAGGAGGTCGGACACACGGTCCGCATCCGGCTGTGGTTTGAGCTGAACGGCAAGCGCGGCGAGGTCGAGCAGTACGGTTGCACCCCGTTCGCCTACAAGTCGAAGTGGGGCATCACGACAGACACCGAGGCCCCCAAAAAGTCCCTCACCGACGCCATCAAGAAGGCGCTGAGCATGCTCGGCTTCTCGGCTGACATCTTCCTGGGCATGTTCGACGACCGCGAGTACGTCCAGCTCCGGAAGGAAGAAGAGCAGCTAGCCAAGGCGGAAGACAAGGAAGCTGAGGCCGAGCGCCAGAAGGAAGAGCGCCTGGCGTACCTCAAGAGCGTCGTCGAGTCCATGGGCACCGCCAAGAACGAGCACGAGCTCAAGAAGATGCACGACACCGCGGTCCGCAAGCTCAGCACGCGCCGCGATGAGGCCGGCGTCAAGCGTATCGCCAAGGAGCTCGCCACCCAGACCGAGCGCCTGAAGGGAGAAGCAGCATGACCAGCCTCCGGACGCTGACCGAGCAATACGCCGAACTGCAGGAGCTGGCCGAGCAAGGCGACGAAGGCATGGAGATCGCCATCCGCGACACCATGCAGGCCATCGAAGGCGAATTCAACGAGAAGGCCCAGGCACTGATCACCGTCGTCCACAACATGGACAGCGACGTCGATGCCCTAGAGCGCGAGATAGCTCGCTTGACCGACCGCAAGAAGGCCATCAAGGCGCGCCAGGACAGCATGCGCGAATGGCTGCGCCAGAACATGGAAGAGACGGGCATCACCAGCATCAAGTGCCCGCTCTTCAGCATCACGCTAGCCAAAGGCGTTGAGGTGGCCGTCATCGACCAAGAGTCGGCCCTTCCCGATGAATGCGTGACAGTCCAGACAACCATCAAGCCCGACAAGCGCGAGATCCTGCGCCGGCTCAAGGCCGGTGAGGACGTTCCTGGTGCGCACATTGAGCGCGGGCAAAGCTCGGTGAGGATCAAGTGATGAACACCTGCGCCAACCTCTTCCACTCCGAATCTGAACTCCGCGCTGCCTTGGGTAGCGCATCCAAGCTGGATCGCAAGAAGCATCCGCGGCGATGGGCACAAGCTCAGGCCCGCCTGAAGGTGGTCCGGGCAAACGATCCGGTAGATGACACGCCAGATGACGCAGAGCGCGACACCGGTTACGCCTGGCGTGTAGGCCGCGCCCGCTTCGCCGAGAAGATGGCCATCCGGCGCGAAGAGATCCGCGCTCAGATGGAAAACCTGACCCACATGACCCTTCGCCAGGCATCCACCATAGTCGGCATCAGCTACCACTCTGGCCGGAAGTATGCCGCGATGTTCGGACTGAGGTTCGCGCAATGAGCAAGCCACGCAAGCGGAACAACATGAAGGCCCGCATGGAGCGCTCCAGCAAAGCAGTGCTCCGGACCAATCACGTCGCCGTACTCAATATCGATCCAGACGGCGGCCAGTTCCCGATCAACATGAAGAACGGCAAGCGGGTCACCCACGGCGATCGGGTGGCCACGGCGGTCTGCGACATTGCTCACCAGTGGACGGTGTACTTCTCGTTCTTCTGCGAAGACCAGTTCGGCGTCCGTTACATCAAGTCGAGCGAGATCGCGACGGCAGGCGTGCACAAGGCCGAGGCGCTCACCGACGTCATCGAGCACCACTACAAGGCCCTGCGAGACACCTGCAACCGGCGCCACATCGTCGGCAGCGCCTGGATAGCCAACCCCTGCGGCGTCTCCCTCAGCGAGGAGCAGGCGGCGCATATCTACGACGTCACCGGCGCCTGGGCGCACGTTGAGCGCACTCAGGCTGCGTAAGGAATCCCCATGGAGAGATACACCCTGCATCTGGGCGATTGCCTGGAGACCTTGCGGGCCATGCCCGCGTGCTCGGTCGATAGCATCGTGACCGATCCGCCCTATGGCCTGAGCTTCATGGGCAAGCGCTGGGACTATGACGTTCCGAGCACCGAAATTTGGGCCGAGTGCCTTCGCGTTCTTAAGCCTGGCGGCCACCTGCTGGCGTTCGCCGGCACCCGAACCCAGCACCGGATGGCGGTCCGCATTGAGGACGCCGGGTTCGAGATCCGCGACATGATTGCCTGGGTCTACGGATCGGGCTTTCCCAAATCGCTGGACGTGAGCAAGGCGATCGACAAAATGGGCGGCGTAGATGTTGCTGCCTTCAAGGCTGATCTTCGCCGATCAGTTGAGGAAAGCTGTCTGTCGCGCAAGAATATCGACTCGCAGTGTGGCTTCACGATGCGCTTCGATACGCCATACAGCGAAGATCCCAAGGGCTGGGGAGTCAGCCTTCCGTCGCCTGAGAAATGGGAAATTATCTGTAGAGTAGTGGGTATTGAGCATGAGCGCTGGTCCGAGCTTATCGAGAGAGTGTGGCGTGGTCGAGCAGGCGCCGAGGTGAGTAGAAACGGATCGATGTCTGGCGCGAATTATGAGCGCGCTGATAAGGGGAATGCCTGTACTCAACTGGCGCAGCAGTGGTCTGGCTGGGGCACGGCCCTCAAGCCGGCCATGGAGCCGATCACCGTCGCCCGCAAGCCGCTCGCCGGGACTGTTGCGGCGAACGTTCTGGCGCATGGGGCTGGGGCACTGAATATCGATGGGTGCCGGGTACATTCTGGAGATTCTCAGGGGTATGCCTACGCCGTGCAGCGGATGGCGCCTGGTGCCGATCAGAACAAGACCGGAAAGACCCATCAGGAGGGTGTGACCTTCGAAGGGCACACGAAGGACGGCCGCTGGCCCGCCAACCTGATCCACGATGGCAGCGACGAGGTGGTAGCGCTGTTTCCTGATGCACCTGGCCAGCAGGGCGTTAGTAGCGACAACCAGCGGTCCAGGGCCAACTGCTACGGAGCCTTGAGCCACGGCGGCAAGCAATATACCCCGCGTGCTGACTCTGGCAGCGCCGCCCGATTCTTCTACTGCGCCAAGACCAGCCGCAAAGACCGCAACGAGGGCCTGCAGGACCCTGGCCCCCAGTTCGCCCATGGCGTCACCCTGCGCAAGGTCGAGAACACCGCAACCACCGGCAACACCCATCCCACCGTCAAGCCGACCGACCTGATGGCCTACCTGTGCCGCCTGGTGACGCCGCCAGGCGGCATCGTGCTGGACCCGTTCATGGGCTCTGGCTCTACCGGCAAGGCGGCCATAAGGGAAGGGTTGCGGTTCATCGGCTGCGAGCTGGATGCGGCCTACCTGTCTATCGCCCGGGCGCGCATAGAGCACGAGGCATCTCGAATGCGAGCTGCCAAATCGGCGCCCGCGAGCACTCAGCTCGAAATATTCGCCTGACCCCTCCCCTCACGCCATCTGGCGTGCCGACAGAGTATTGACCCATGACCCAGAATGACCAAGCTGCGATGAATGAGCAGCTCACCCAGCTACGCCTGAAAGGTCTGAGTATCGACGGCGACAACCGCTACAAGCAGGACCTAATCGACGCCATCATTGGCGCGATGATGTTCGGCGCCCAGGGCGCCAACCCGCCACCTGCCGGCCACTGGCTGGAGCAGTTCTACGTGATCGGACGGGAGGAGCGAGAAGCCCGCGCCGCCCTCGCCACCCAGCCCGCCGAAAGACGCGGAGAGGGTTGGTGGTATCCAGTAAGCAAGCCCGCCGTGCGAGGTGCTGAGCATGAATGAGCAAGAGCTGCAGCAGGCCTATACCCGGCACTGCGAAGTAACCGGGCAGACCAAGATGACGCGCACCGGCTTCGAGTACTTCAAGGCAGGCTTCAGGCTCGCCCAGCCCGCCGCTGGTGAGCTGCCGGCCCGGAAATACCGGGAACGTTCGAACCATGTCGTACTGCGCCAAGGCGACTGGCAACCCTGCTACTGCTGGGCAGAGGAAGACCATCGTATCGGGCAGGAGGTCGCCGCCACGCCTGCCGCCGCGCATGGGGATGAGGCGGTGCTACCCGACAACCTGCGAACCCATCGCCGGTCCTGGCTTAACGCCATGGAGCGACTGATCGATCTGGAGCCGGGCGGATTGGACCCCACAGCTGAAGACCTGAACGGATACTGGTGTCACGAACTACAGGCTATGCGCGATATGTACGCCGATCTCGACCGGATCGACGCCATGCGCGCCCAGGCCGGCGAAGGGGGTGAGTGATGGCCACGATACTGAGCGAAAGCACCCCGGTTGCTCGCAAGGAATACCCGTGCGGGGCATATCACTGGTACTGCTGGGCGGGGCTCGGGCAGGAAGAATTCGAGCCGGCGGATTGGGATGTCATCCAGAAAGTCGACGCTGACGAGGGCTCCATCAAGCCTGGGATGCGATACATCAAGCAGGTTCAGATCGATGCCGGCGAAATCTCGGTGTACCGCGCCCGCCAGGACATGACAGCAATCTGCGACAAGTACAACTTGTGGCCGGAGGAGTGACGCATGATCCTTCTGACCTGCCCCCGCTGCCACAAGGCTGACGACGACTGCCAGTGCTGGCCGCTGGCGAGGAGAAGACCGTGAGCGCATCCACCAAGCACAAGGACGCCATCATCGCGATGCTACTGGCTGGCTATGCGCCCCGGGACATTATGTATGTCACCGGCTGCTCTCACGGAAACATCAACGACCTGCGACTCTGGTTGAACCTACCGCCACACAGCAAGGGCGGCCGGCCTCGCAAGTCCGCCTGATCCCATAAGCCCTACCCCATTGAACCTGCGCCCTGGCGCGGGATGAGGACTGTCATGTCTACGAAAAAGGTATCGGATGAACAAATCCTGCGCGCCATCTGGCGAGAGCAGGTGAAGCGCGCCGCCAGAGGGGTGATCGAAAACTATTTCGGCGACAGGAAAGGCCTCATGAACAAGGACCGTCCCTGGATTTTCTATTCACAGGCCCAGTACATGATTTGCCGCGAGAATCTGCAGTTGCCGTTGAGCAAAGGCCGGCTTGGTGTGCGGCTGAAGAGATTGATAGGAGCCACCCCTGGCCTCGTATGGAATGGGCGCCCAGGAAATTCCTATTGGTTCGACACGCCTATAACGCGCGAAGTATTCGACTTCGCCCATGCCTGGTGGACTGAGCGCGGCGTCCCTTGTGGCTTTGATGAGGAGGCCCGCTGCTCAAGGACTACGACCGTAGAAGATTTCGACGGGAAAGTCGCTCAGCTCGAGGCCGAACTGATCGAGCGATTTGCAGGAGCCCAGCCATGACCATCCTCGTACAGCGGCTACGGGCAGAGATAGAGCAGCTGCGTGCTCAGCTCGAAATGACCAACAAGCACGGCGAGGTGCTGCAGCAGATCGGCAACGCGCTACGCCTCGGCGCTGGCTCCGACCTGCACACCGCATGCGTGCCGGAGATCCAGCGGCTGAAGGCGGAGACGGGGCGGTATCGGTGGCTGCGTGCAAACGATGCGCACCCCGCCGACTGGTCCGACGCAGACATCGACGCCGCTATGCGCGACACGGGAGGCGTATGAAGGGTTATTTCAAGTGCAGAAAGTGCGGGAATTGCTGGATGACATCGGGATCAAGTTTCAGCACTGGCAGATGTGACAAGTGCGGAAACGATGCGATCGATTGCGAGATAGGAACTTCTAGCCCGCCATCCTGGTATAAACCAGTCATGTGCGGCCAGGCCAAGGAGCAGCCATGAGCGAAGAAAGCGAAGTGATCTACCTGGCCGGCCTGGCAAAGATGCTGGGCAAGACCGAGGCGTCTATCAGGGAAGGAATTCGCCGGGGCGTTGAGTGGCTGCCGAAGGGAACGAAGATCGCGGGCAAGCACGCCTGGCTGAGAGAGGATGTGCGCAAGTTCCTGCGCGAGTACGTGGACGGCCAGCATCATAAGGCCAAGCCGGGGAGAAAGCGGCGAGAGCCGCCGACGTTGCGGGGGGTTGCGTGATGAATGATCGTGAACTGCTGGAGCTGGCAGCGAAGGCTGCTGGCATTCCGCTAATAGAATGGGGCGAAGACTGGCAAACCGATAATGGCGACCTCTACGGCGCCGGCTTCATAGCCGGAACGCGCCCTGAGCTCTTCTACTGGAATCCGCTAACCGACGACGGTGATGCTTTTAGATTGGCAGTGAAACTCCACATGGCCACAGAGCGAGTTGTCGGCAGCAAAGCTGCTGGATGGCTGGCCGACCAAAGGACAGAGCAGTTGGACACCGGTGACGCCTGCGAGACTCTGCGGCGCGCCATTGTTCGTGCCGCCGCCAAGATCGGGGAGGCTATCCAAGACGCTCAGCAAGGTCGTGCGGGCTGAGATGGGTATATCTTTTCAAGACCGCAAGGGTCTTGTGGCCTGTGATGGAGGCCACTTCCATCATGTTAAAGCCCCGCTCGAATAGCCGACTCGTCGCCTCGTGCCGGAGATCGTGAAGGCGCAAGCCTTCCACTCCAGCCGCGGCGCAGGCTTTCGGGAAGTAGTTGCTGACGGTATTCAGAGTCAGCGAGAAGTACCGCCCGCCGCCAATCGGCGTGGGCAATCCCGCCAAGAGCTCCAGGGCCCGCTTCGACAGGGGTACCGCCCGGCGCTCGCCGTTCTTCGTGTCCTCGAGGAACGCCACCTTTCCCCGTATCTGATCTTTCCGCAGCATGACCAGCTCGGAGCGGCGCATGGCCGTTTCGATAGCCAGCTCAATGATGACTGGCAGCTGAGCGTTCATCTCGCCGGCGGCCTTGTACAGCCTGTCCAGTTCAGCCTGCGTCGGACGACGTTCGCGCTGCTTGCTACCCTTCGGCATCCGGATGTTCTTGCAGGGGTTCACCAGGCCCTGGATACCCCAGTCCTTCACCGCCACCGTATAAAGGTGGGACAGGATTGCCAGATTCAGACGGACGGTTGCCGTCGATACGCCGCGCTTCAGTTCGGAATCCCGGTAGTCGGCCATAGTGGATGACTTGATGGCAGCGAGGGACATGGCCCCATAGCGGGACTCGACTAGGCGGTCGATCCTGATCTCTTCCTGGCGCCGACCCTTCTTGCCCTGGGTCACTTCGCGGCGGTACCGCTCGAGTGCTTCGGCCAGGGTGGTCTGCTCGGCTTCCCGGAGATCGACGAACCGAGCTCGGGACATGTCGCCTTCGATTTCAGCCGCCCAGCGCTGTGCCTCCGCCTTCGTGTCGAAGGTGGCCGACAGTGCTGGGTGTCCTTTGCGCCGGATCTGGGCGCGCCATGCGTCGCCGCGCTTGATGTAGGTAGCCATGCCTACAAGTTTAGCTTGCTGAATTTGGTGTAGCGAGCGCACCCGTTGCACCAGAATTGCACCAAATACGCCAGAAACGAAAAAGGCCCCAGAGGCGCAAACCCCTGGGACCCTTGATTTGTGGCGGAGAGATAGGGATTTGAACCCTAGGAGCCATTGCTGACTCAACGGATTTCGAATCCGTCGCTCGGGTACGAATCTAGAGCGGCGCCCCTGCTGGGACCCGCTCCAGGTCCTCATTTCAACCAAGCCTGACCCAACACGCACCCACATGGTTTGGTGCAGTCGGTGCACCCGATTTGCACCAGGCTATCGAGTGCGGTCAATCAGCTGCTGCAGGTAGGCCTTCACGACAGGCTTAAGCAGTTCGTACCCCACGTCGTTCGGGTGGACTCCATCACCGGTTGCGCCGGCCTTGATCTGGTCCTGGCCGCTGGCGTCGCGGGTGCCGGTCAGCGCCGCGGCGTAGCCCTTCATGACGTACCCGCCCTGGAACTGGGGCAAGACGTTGTCGTTGTAGTCGCGGCGGATCTGGTCGGCGGCGCCCACATTTCGGTAGGCGGTGTTGGCAGGCAGCGCTTCCGGGAAGAGAATCACCGGCCTCATGCCGCCGGTACGCAGCGTGGCGTACACCCGGCCCAGTGATCCCTTCAGCCGGCGCATGGCCGCGGTAGTCAAGCCGCTGCCGGCAGTCACATCGTTCCCGGACCAGGGCGAGTAGGTCAGGATGGTCGGACGCACATTGGGGCCGTGGTCTTCCAGCATCCGGCTGTAGGTGTCCGGTGCCTGAGCGTGCAGGCCGGCGTTGAAATACTCCATCGGACGCGAGGGTGTGGAAATCTCGTAGGCCGCCCGCTGGATGGCGCCAAAGTCGCGGACGTTGCCGCCCAGGCCTTCCTGGATGCTGTCGCCCATGATCATGAGCTGATGGCCGCGGGCCAGCGTGGTGTACTGGATGGCCGGCACGACTGCCTTGGTATCGCCGCCAGAGCTGACCACGTTGTTCTGGGTGAAGGCCGATTTGGTGGTGACGCCTTGGACCTCCTGGTTCGAGCTGCGGTACACACGCGCCGCACTGGCACCGCGCCAGAAGTACAGGTCGTTGTACGGGGTGCTCAGGGTGGAGCCGGCAGGGTACTCGATCCGGATCATGACCAGGGTGCGCCCGGTGCTGGCGTCAACCCGCGGAATGCTGGGTAGGAAGACGAAGTCCGACCAGCTCATGCTGTAGCGCTCGACGGCGATCTGCGCCGGCAGGTCAACCGTGGCTGCGCCGTTGAAGGTGCAGTCGATCCACTCGTTGTTCTCCGGCGCCAGGAAGACCTGGAAGTCTGCTGCCGGAACTGATGAACACACCCCGACGCTGGCCTTAACGCCGGTCACCGCTGCGGTGTGGATGTTGGGGATGCCGATTCGGAAGGACAGGAAGTCGGTCTCGAGCTCCACCTGCATGTGGAAGGTGATGGCGTTCGGCGCGGCCTGGGTCTTCAGACGCCCGAATAGGTGTTTGGTGAAGACGCTAGTGGTCGGATTCAGATGCTGATTCGACAGGTCGTGCGGCAGCAGGACCGGGATGTTGCGCTTCTTGGCGGCATCGCCCGGGCTCAATGGCGAGAAGCCATCACCGACCGCGCCGTCCACCTGAACTACCTCGCCCACTTGGTAATAGCGGCCATTGACGAAACTCGGCTGCACGACTTCGTACCACGGTAAATCTGCCATGATTTGATTTCCATTTGAGAGGGTGAGGCCCGCCGAGTAGCGGGCCTGGTGATCACAGGTTGTTCGCCACAACCTTGTTCGTGGTGGTGGAGTTGTCTTGCACGGTGGCTGAGCTGACGATCCCCAGGCCGGTGTTGCCGGTGACCATCAGGAAGTCGGCACCGTTATCCAGCTGGATCAGGTACGGGAACGACGCACCGCCCGACCGATCGGCACGGTTGCTGGTGACGGTCACGCGCGAGCAAGAAGGCCCTACTTCAATCGCCGCGTTGGTCGGGTTGCCGAAGTCGTAGATGACGTTGCTGGTGAGGGTGGCGCCGACCACGGTGCCGGCCAGGTTGATGGCGCGCGATGCACCTTGGCCGATGGTGGTGCCGGTCACGGTAACGTCGCGTACGGCGCCCGAGGCGGTGCCGTTGAACTCAAGCTGGGAGTTGGTGTTCGACTTGTTGCCGCCGAACATGTAGCAGCCGTTCACCTTGATGCAGCGCACCAGAGAGCCAGAGCCCGAGGCGATGAGGTTCATCATCTCGTAAGAATCACCGTCCCACTGGCAGTTCTGGAAGAAAAGGTCAGTCATCAGGCCGCCGGCCAGGGCAGTGCCGTAGACGCTCTGGTAGGCCGGGTACAGGACGCACTCGGTGAAGCGGATACCGGCCAGCTGGTTGTAGCCGGTGGAGCCGGAGAAGGGTGCGTTCACCGACAGGCTGATATCACGGCTGTTCACCACGGTAGCCTGGTTGGTCAGCTGGCAGTTGCGGAAGCTCATGTCACCGCAGAACCGACCTGCTGCTTCAATGAACAGGCAAGCACTGGCCGAGGTCATGCCATCGTTCCAGATGCCGATCCGAGCGAAGTTCAGCAGGCGCGTGTTGCACAGGTACAGCGAGCGCCCGAAGTTGGCTATGTACAGATCCTGAATCGGGGATTCACGCAGTCCGATCAGCTCGGCGTTGGTGGTGCCCATCTGCAGGCCAATCGAAGGACCAGAGCCTGGGGTGCGCGGCACCAGGCCGAAGTCGCGCATGCGGATATCCACGATCTTTTGGGTGCCATCGGTGCTGCCCGGGATGTACATCAGCTGGCTGCCGGAGAAAGTCGACGCGGCCACCAGGCGGGTGCCGGAGAAGATGGAGCCTTGGCCGAAGATCTCGATGCCGACGTTGGCCGAGGCATTGACCAGCCAGGTGGCGCCCATCAGGAACTGGCCTGGGCCAATTTCAATGGTCGGGCGAACCGAGTCGGAAGCAACACTGCCGGCCACGCAGGCACTGGCGGAGTTGAAGGCGGCGGCGCAGTCGGTGTTGTTGTCGCCCACGGCGCCCCACCACTCGGGGCGGGCATAGCGAAGGCCGATCACGGAACCGTTGCCCTGGAAGATCCGGCGGACTGGAGCGTTCAGCTTGCCGCGGATAGTCAGGGTGATACCGGGGCTGACCGTGATCGTCGCGTTGTTCATGACGGTGTAGGTCTTGCCCGCCGGCCAGGTCTGGTTGGCCGAGACGGTCATATCCTGGGTGATCCAGAGCTCACGAACAGCCGAAGCCATGGCCTTGGCGACAGACTCGAACTGGTTCGCGCAGATAGGGGTGTTCTGACGCAGCTTCCAGCGACCGCCGTCGGACGCCACGATCACCGAGCCACCGTCATCCGGGGTCACGCTGTCCGAGGCATCGTACTGGTAGAGGCCGCCACCGCCGTCACCGGCCGCGACCGCGCCGTCCACGTTGATCCGGCTGCCGAAGAATCGGCTGTAGCTACGCAGCTGGGACAGGTTGTCCAGCCGGATCAGCGACGAAATATCGACCGCTGCAGATCCGTCCAACGACATCAAACGATTGGCGCGAAGTGTGCTCATGGGGTTTTCCTTTGGGCAAAAAAAAGCCCTCCGGCGGGAGGGCTGTTGTTCGGTTGGTTGGATCAGTTGACTTTCGCTAGGCGCACCAAGCTGCCATCGGCGGCCTTGATTTCCACGTACCCCGTGACTGGCACGTCGGCGGATGTAACGACCGTCCCGAAGCGGATGCGGCCGGTCCCTTTCGGTGTGAGCTGGAAGTCGATGTTTGCGTCAGAGCCCTGGGCGAGAAGCTGCGGCGGGTTGTTGGTGGTGGCACCTACTGCACGGATCTGGTTGGCAACCGGGCTCGCGCTACCCCCCACTTCGAAGTGGCTGCCACCCTGGTTCTTGAAGACGTGCCGGAAGGTGCCGCCCACCTCATACGCACGGTCGGTCTGGCACAGGATGTTGGCCGTCACGTTTCCGCCGAACTCACCGGAATAGGCGATATTGCTGGCGCCGGCCTCAATATTGATGCCGTAGGCCTGCCGGGCAGCAGAGCCATCATTCTCGTTGCCAGAGATCACTCCCACGACTTGTAGACCATTGGCGGTAGCGCCTACGCGGATGCCGTCCGACTGACCGCTTGCCGCCTGGGAATTGCTGTAGAAGTGGCCGCCGAGAAGTTCCATCGCTTTGCCGGCCATGTAGATGCCGTGCAGGCTGGCCGAGGCGGAACGGGGTATCGCCAGGCGAACACCGACGGTATCGGCGCCGATGAAAATGTTGCTGGCCGTAGCCGAGCCGTGAGCATAGGGGGCAACGATCCAGGCGTCCCGCATGCAGTCGAGGCGAATGCACTCGCGGTTGGAAAAGTCGAACTCGGAACCAGCCATCTGCAGGAAAGATGGGTAGGAATTACCAGTGGTATCGCCGCTTGAATTCTCTGTGAAGAGTCCTCGGCCGCCGCGGATGACGCGCACGTTAGTCATGGTCAGCGAGTGGGCGTAGCTCTGCCAGTGGATGCCGATGATGTTGGAGTTGTTGAAATGCGAGATCTCACCATTGATGAGGTTCAGCACGTCCGACTTAAACGTGGTGTCACCCTTGAACAGAACTCCGTGCTCACCGGAATGGTCGGCGATCACGAAGCGCTCCAGCTTGCAGGCATTAATCCGGTTGAAGCGGATCCCGTTGAATCCGCCCTCAATGCGGATGTCGATCCCGGTGAAACCGCTGCAGTCCTCTACGGCAATCAGGTCGCCGGCGGTGTTGGATACGCCGGCGATTTTCATGCGCGCCACGCCGCACCCGCTCAGGCCGCTGCACAGCAAACCATCGTTGGCACCAGTAGCCAGCAGGAAGGTTGTTCCAGAGACACCAGCGCCGATCAGGATCTGGCCTTTGAATTTGAAAATCAGCTTCTGATTAGAGCGATACCCCTTGCCGGGCATACCGATTAGGGTCGCGCCAGAGTCCAGTGCTGCCTGAATAGCAGGGCCAGAGTCGATCTCGGTGCTCTGGACAGCACCAAAATCATCCACCGAAACGTACTCAGCCAGCTTTCCCTGGACAGTACGCAGAACGCTGGAGCCGGCAGCCTGGAAGCCAACCTGACCTGCGCCCTGATTCGAGGCGAGATCCGCCTTCTTGGCATAGTCGGAGAGGTTGATGCCGCCCTGCTGCTCGTCGCCTTCAGCAACGGTCCAGAACGACCCCTCACCGATGGTGATCACCTGGCCTTCGTCGATGGTGATCTGGGGGCCGAAGGTCCACGCGTTCTTGTAGGACGGGATGGCGACCGAGTTTCCGATGTCCTGGTCATGCCAGGAGATAGGAGAGAAGCGCGAGGACTCCAGCGGGATCTGGCCGCCGATCTGGAGCTGCAGATTGGCATCACCAGCCGCGCGGGCCAGCGCTTCACCAGTAATGGCCGAATTCACCGCACCGGTCACATCACTCAGGTTGGCGGCATCGGTCGGGCGCTGAGCGCTGCCGAGGTTGTTGATGCGGCGGTTCTGAGCGTCCCAGTTCACGCCGTCGCGGGGGCGGGTCAGGGCACGGCCGGTGACCGCGCTCAATTGCTGGATCAGCATGGTGAGCCGGTCGAAGACGTCTTCATGGATCTCAGGGAAGAAGTTGCCCTGGTTGCGCAGGTCCGTTTCCTGAGTCAGCGGCAGTAGGCGCGCAATCACGATCTGCTCGCCGGTGGCCGCGGCCAGGCTGGTTGTGATGGAGCCGCCGTTGATCTCTCCCGCGCCAGAAACCGTGTAGTCCGTCCCCAGGGTGAGCGGGACGACTACGTCCAGCGCAGTGACGCGCACGACATCGAGGTCGGTGTTCTCGAAGAACCGGAAAGGCACAGGGAACACGGTCGCGACCCCGTCCCCGTCGTACTGCACGATGCTGGTCGTATTTTCTACGGTCACGGTTACTGCTCCTGAAATGCAAAAACCCCGCACTAGGCGGGGTTCTGGTTGGCTGGCTTGGGGTCAGTCGGTTTGTTGGATGGCGAAGACGTTGACGGTCAGAGCACTGCTGACCGGGGTCTGCAGGCTGAGCGACGTCAGGCCGAGCAGGTTATTCACCACCATGGGTTGCTGGCTCAGCTTGATCGTGCAGCCGGTAGCGGTGCACGAGGTCACGACCGCCTTGTAGACCTGGGTGGTGCTACTGATCACCACTGTCGGGTCTGGCATGATCGGCGCAGATGAGAAGCGGCCGGACGGCCAGGTGACGTTCAGCGTGTCGAAGCTGTTGCCGCTAGTGTTGGTGGTGACGTGCTGCTTGGCGTAGCGCGGGACGACGGTGCTATTGATGGTCTGCGCGGTCTGATAGTTGGAGTCGTTTACCAACTGCGAAAGCTTGGTCGGGATCGCCGCCAGGTTGCGCAGCGCGCCGAGGATGGAACTGGGCGTCAGGTCCATGTCCTACCTCCCGAGCTCGACGTACACCGTGGCGGTGCCGGTCACACTGACGATTCGCGCACGAATGTACGGCCAAAGCGTCTGGAACGGGCCTCCGTCGGTTGCGTAGTCATTGCCAGACGCATTCATTGTTGCGATATTGATCCAGCCTTTCTGATCGTGGGAACCCTCAAGAACGGCTTGTGCTGATACAGCGCCAGTACCTTCCACGGCGAGCTGCGAACTCGCGGTGATGGTCTGGTTGACGAAGAGCGTCTGGGATGTCGCTGCTGATGGGGACTTCAGTAGAGCGGGCATGGGATGTTCTCCAGGCGTAAAAAAGCCCGCGGGATGCGGGCTCGGTAATCAGCGGGTCAATCCCAGCGGATCGAGGTATGTCTGAGACGGTCGCAGCAGGAACGTCTGGGAGTTCTCCTTCTCCGTGCGCCGCTCCATGCGCCTCAGAGCCCCAGGATTTACGGCCTCCTGCACGCTGTAGAGGAAGAGGTAGTCTGCCGCCGCCCGGGTGTAGAACAGGTTCATGAACGGCGTGTTATTCAAGGCATTGCGCAGGGAAGAGGCCGCCAGGTCGTCGCCGTTCTTGGCGCGCTGATAGAGGTCATTTAGGGAATCGATCCCGCCAATCACCGGGCCGGCCAGCGAACTGCTCAGGGTGCCGCCGAACCGACTGGATTCGCCGAACAGAAAGTCGCCGTAGATGCCCAGGGCGCCACCCTGCAGCATGGCAGCCAGCCAGGTCTTGGGATCGTCGGGCTCGCGCGGGTTGCGGCCCTTGAGCACATCCTTGGCCGACATAGCGCCATAGCCGAAGATGGTGGTCCACAGCATCAGCTGCGCCATTCCCAGCTTCTCACCGTTCCCGCTGCGCAGGGCCTGGATAATCTCCTTGCCCGGTGCCGATCCGTACTGGGTGGGTGTGTACCCACGCCCGTACAGCTCACGACCCACAGTCTTCTGAAGCACTGCGACAGGGAACGCCTTGAACTGGCCCACAAAGCGCAGCAGTTCGCCAGCGATCGTGCCGGGCCGGGTGCCGCGGCGCATGATGGCGCGGGTTCGAGCGTCCGGCTCGATCACCGCATAGCTCCCCCGATCGGTGATGTAGGAGCGCAGGTTGCCGGCCAGCTCTTCGCGCATCTCGCCGATGGATGCCGGGTTCACCGGGCGGCCCACGCTTTCCAGGTACTGGCTGATTCGCTCGTCAGGAATATCGGTGATGCCCTGGGCGGTCATGTATTCGCGGCCATCAGCCTGGCGGCCAGGGGTCTCACGCAGCAGGTCCCACTTTCCTTCGTCGATGTCGAACAGCTCAAGCGTCCGGCGCAGGTCTTCGTTTACCGCGCCCCAGGCTTTGCCGCGGCTCAGACCCAGGTGGTGGCTCATCATCAGTGCCGCACTGGAGCGCATGGCGTCGGTCCACCAGGTGAGACCATTCAGCTTGAAGAACATGTGCTGGGCCCGGCTCATCTTGCCGCCCAAGGTGTCATCGGCGCTGAAGCGGCTCACCACCTCGCCCCGGACGTTGTCGAAGAACACGCCCAGGCTGGAAAGGATCTCACGCTGCTCCGCGCTCTTGCGGCCCTGCACCAGGCCACCAATCAGATCGCCCATGCTGGAGAGCATCCCGCGGCCCTGGTAGCGGAACTCGCTGGCGGCCACCGGGAGGTCAGTCACCGCCGACACCACCGCGCCGCCCAGCTTCGCCATGGACTGCCAGGCGCGCAGGTTGGACGCGACCCGGGCGCCGACGTGGTTGACAGCCATGCGAGAGGTGCCATCAATCTCGGCGAATCGGGTGGCCAGCATGCCGCGGCGGTCTGACTCGAACTTGCGCAGGGCCAGCGGATCATCAGCGAAGCTGCGCTGCAGGTCGTCCAGCACCGCGTTCCAGTTGGCTTCTGGATTGGTGCCCAGGCGTTTCATGAGGCCGGTGGACTCACCCATGCTGTCCAGGCCACCCAGGAACGCCTCTCGTAACGATCCGGAACCGTAGACCCGGTTGTAGGCATTCCACGAAACCCCGTCCTTGAAGTGCAGCACACGCTCGGCGCTGACCTTCTTGGCGATGTTCCGAGGCCCTTTGAAACCGATCACCGCCTTGTCGCTGGCAGGCTTTAGGTGCACGCCGGAGACCAGGCCGTTGTAGGCGTTGAGCAGGTACCGGTCACGATCGGCCACGCCGTCGAAAGTAGATTCGTCCAGCAGCGGCATGATCTCGTCGCGCCACTGCTGATAGCCGGCGCGCTGGAGTTTGTAGGGATCGTGCGACTGGCGAACGATGTAGCCCGGCAGTTTGCGGATGAAAGCGCCGGCGCGGTTGGCGTCGATCCGAGCGGCCTCCTGGTATTTCTGCATGATCTTGGCGATGGCCTGGGCTTCCTTGCCGATGCCGTCCTGCGGCATGTCCATACCGAGGCGCCAGAGCGAGGTGGCGATGTCCTCGTCCAGATCCCCTCTGGTCAGGAAAGGCAGCAGGTCAGCGCGCTCGATGTCGTTGAGGAAGCCGGCCACATAGGCCTGGGACAACTGCTTCTGCTCTGCTGCAACCGAGCGGCGCGCCCCGGGACGAGTGACGTTGGTCCCGACCAGGAAGGACTCGAGACCCAAGTCAGGGCGGTCAGCCCAGGTGTTCTGGATGTAGCCGGCCAACTCAGCCCGGCGTCGGGCGTTAATCGCGGCGTTGCGCTTCTCGATCACCGCGGCCAGCTTGACCTCGTTGCCCAATTCATCGGCAGCACGCAGGGCGGCGTCTTCCAGGCTGAGCATGGTGTCGCGAGCCATCAGAGCCTTCTGGCGCGCCTGCAGCTCTTCGAACACCTCGGACAGTTCTTCCAGGTTCAGCTCACGCCCGGCGGCCTTGGCGGCGGCCTGGACAACGTCGATGCAATCTTGAGCGGCCATTTACTTCCTCAGCTGGCACACGGCCGCGGCGCGGTAGGCGGCGGCGTAGGTATCGGAGTCGGCGACCAGGGTGTTAGCGTCGCGCAGCAATTCTGCAGCATCCAGGCCGGCATTCCGCGCAGCCTCATCGGTCAGGGCCAACTCATCGGCCAGCTGGCGTTCTGCCTCGGCAAGGTCGGTGGTATCCGGCGAAGTGGACAGTTCATCCATGCGGGCGGAGACCTGGGTACCTTCCCGATCGACCCGGGGTGCCGCCGGCTTGGTCAGCTGCTCCATGGCGGCAGTGCGCTTAATCGGGTCCGGCAAGTCGAACAGCGCCTGAACGTCGACGTCGCGGCCCGTGGTGGCTTGGGCAATTGCAGAGCGCAGGGCGGCCTGGCGGATCTGCCAAGGCGAGTTCTCAGCCACGAAGCGCGCGGTATTGCTCAGCTCGAAGCCGCCGGCGATCTGCTGGGCGCGAGATTCGATCTGGGCGTTGTACCGCTCGGGAAGTTCACCACGACCCAGGGCGGCGCGCTCCCGACGCCCGGCCTCGGAGGCGCGGTTGACGTCCAGGCCGTCGTTGATCTCGCCCATGCGGGTGTTGATCTGTTCACGCTCTGCAGCAATGGCGTCACGCGCGGCGCGTTCGGCCTGCTTGCGAGTCATGCGCTGCTGCTGGAACTCCTTGGCGCGTGTGCGATAGGTATCGTCCAAGCCATCCAGCCGAGTCTGGAGCTGGCGCTGCTCGGCGCGCAGGTCGGCAACGTTTGCCACGCGCCCAGCGACAGCCTCGTCGATGTCGCTGCGAATCTGTGGAAGGACCTCATCACGAGCCTGCAGGCGCGCAGACTCAAGGATGCTCTGGCGATCGGCACCTATCCCACGCTCCAGGCTGGTGCGCAGCGCCTGCATGGGGTTGTCATCGCCGCGGGAAATGGCTTCAGCCAGGCTGGTGCGGCGCGACACATCGGCAGGTATAGCGGTTTCAGTGGTGGTCTCACCCGGCACGCGAAGACCCTCACTGCCGGATTCACCCGGCGCGCGAGCGGTCTCACCACCGGTCTCGGCCCGCACATCATTCAGCACGTTGCCGCGGATACGGTCCGACACGAAACCGCCGGCGCCGTGCAGGCCACCGCCCAGCACCGACCCGAAGGCGATGTTCAGCAGCGAGTCCTTGATGCCGTAATCCGACTGGTCCTGGGCACTGGCGGCCAACACGATCGGTTCGACAGCAGCAGCACCCACCGCACCTTCGATCGCTCCGACCTGAGCCCGAGCACCAAGACGAGCAGCCACCGAAGAACCGGCACGTTCCAGCAGCGCAGCAGTGCGCGCTTCACCCACGACCGGAATGAAGGCCGACGCGATGTTGATCGGATCAAGCACCGAGGCGCCGAAGCCGGCCAGCAGTTGCAGCGGGACCGATGAGCCTGGGGCGGAATCCAGCACCATCTGCCGCTGGCGCTCGGCCTGCTTGCGCTGGATGAGGATGTCCAGGGCGCCCTGGCGAATGCCGGCGTCCTCGATGTTCAGCTTGACCCCAGCGTCGGCCACCTGCTGACGAGCCTGCTCCGCGGTGACCAGCGGAGTATCTGGCTCGGCGCGCTGCTCGGGGATGTTGTAGGCCGGATACGCAGGCGTGATCACCCTGCCCTGCTCTGCGGTGTTCAGCTCACCCATACGGCGCAAGGCCGTGGTAGGGTTCTGGAACCACGCTTCATCGAAGGCAGCCTTGGCCGACTCCCACTGGCCAGATGCCACATCGTCCAGCAGGTTGCGGTCGCGGCGCTCGACCAGGCCGTCAGTGAAGATCGTCATTGGTTCAGCCAGGGCATGTAGCGTTCAACGGAAGCCGGCTGCTGTGCCGGCCGATTGAAGGTGCCGGACTTCAGACGGTCCAGGATGCCGGGCGTCTTCGCGGCCTCACCGGCCAGTTGGTCGAAGCTGCGGGTGATCGGCTTGCCAGACTTGTCCAGTACCGCTTCACCCCCGAAGTACAGGGCCAGGCCTGTCTCGTCAGGCGTGGTGACCCAGTAACCATCGCGCTCCAGCGCACCCTTGACTCGCTCCTTGGCGAAGTTGGCATCCAGGCCTTTGGGGATGGCGAAGTTCACGTCATCCAGGTTGATGCTGCTCTTGGCTAGGTTGGCGCCGTGCTCGACCGCGCCGGCGTCAACACCCTTGGGCACCCGGTAGGTGTCCTTGATCTCGTACTTGTCGGTGACCAGGGATGACACGGCGCGCTCGACGGCATCCTTGGCTTTCACGCCCTGCCCCATGTAAGTGTAGGCCAGACGCTCAGCTTGCTCGTAGATGGTCCCGAAGGTGCGCTCGCCGCCAACCTGGCTGTACAGGGTGGTGCGGAACGGCGCCATCTGCTCTTGCAAGGCCTCTTTGGCATCCTTGGCGTCGGCGGCCGGCAGGCTTTCCTTGAGCTCACTGGTCTTGAGCGGAGCCACACGGGCCAGCAGGTTCGAGGTCTGGACATCTACACCGGTGCCAATCACCAGTGCGGCGCCCGGGAGCTTGTCCTGCAGCTGGGAAAAGACGGTCGGCCAGTTCTTGCCCCACTGCTGCTGCAGGGACTGGATCCGCTTGGTGGCACTGTCGCCGCCGTCAGTAGTGTCGCTGAACTGACTGGCGATCTGGGCAGCAGCGTCGTCGCTCAGCAGCTTGGGCTTCTCAACACCCAGCCGGCGCTGCTCGGCCACGCTAGCCTGGGCGTAGGCATTCCAGGCCTCTGGGGTATTCGCTTGCGCTGCCACCTGGTAGGCCTGCTGGACGGCGGGGCTGTACTGCGACACATAGGCCGCCGGGTCCTGCTGCTGTTGCTTGAGCAGGCGACTGGCCGAGTTCAGCAGGGTGCCGTAGATGTGGGCGTCCTGGCGGAAGCCCTCACCGGCTACGCCACCCGGCGCCGGCTGGTAGCGATCCAGGATCTGGGCGCGCTCTTCAGGACTGGCCGAGGCGAGCTCACGAATCGCGGTACCCACACCCTGCATTTTGGCGAACTGGTTATAAGCCTCGTTCCCTTTATCACCACCCATTGCAGCAACGAACTCACCGCGGCTCGGAGCATTGGCGTAGTCGAAGCCCGACAGGTAGGCGGCCTGGGCGTCCTGCACGCGGGTGGACAACTCCTGCCGAGCGATGGCCTGCAGCTGGCGGGCTTCAATTTCCCGCTGCTTGATCTCGCGCTGAATGGCGTTGCCGACCCGAAGCTGGTCATCAGCGGTCATACCTTCCCGGGCGCCGTCCAGGTACTTCTGGGCAGCGTTGGGGTTGGCCTCAGCCATCCGACCTACTACGCCGGTCAGGAGCTTGGAGCTGGCGTTGAGCTTCTGCAGCTGGGTTTCTTCCGGCGACCAGCCAAGGCGCTCGGCGCGGGAATCGATCACGGCCATGGCCTTGTCACGATACTGGCCAACGGATTTCGGATCGTTGAAGTTCAGCGCAGCCGAGTCGATCGACAGCTTCACGGACGCATTGTCCACGTCGTCCATGTAGGATTGGTGCTGCTGGTACTCGTACCGGTTTAGGTCCTGGGACAGCGAATCCTTGCGGCGCTGGGCGATCTGGTTGAAGCGCGCGCGCTGCTGGTCGTTGCTCAGCGACTGGGTGATCTGCTGGGTCTGCTGGTCGAACGAAGTCAGGGTGTTCTGGGTGACATTGAGCGCGTTCTTGCCCTTGAGGGTGAAGGCGCCAGACTGCTGATTGAACAGAGCATCGTTCTGCCAGGTGGTCAGCTGGTTGTCGGCGTTTATCAGCGCAGTGGTGTCCGCCTGCTCGCGCTGCTGCTGGTAGATCCGATTTGCTGAGTTGGCGACGTCATTGGCTGCCTGAACGATGGCAGACCCATCGGCCACGTCAGCCTGAATGCGCGGCGCCTGGATGCCCTGCAGGCCTACCTGGCGGTTGTACTGGGGGACGCTGGGCATGTCAGGCTCTCGAAGTCAGGAGGGAGCTGTTGCCGCTGTAGCCGCCGGCGTAGGTCGACGCGGCCTTGGCGCCGGTGCTGACCAGCCCACCCATGATGGCGTTGTTGGCGGATTTCTTGGCGTTTCCTGCGGCTTGGATGTACTGATCCGCCTGGACGTTGTAGCCCCAGGCCTCGCGAGCTGCGTTGTTGCGGATGGTCAGGGCATCCAGCTCGCCCAGGGCCGCGGTGTCGTCCTGCACCAGAGCAGCCGAGCCGCTGTTCACGTCCACGCCATTGCCGGCGAAACCAGCGCGCTGGGTACCGATGGCGGCGCGGGTCTTGAGGCGCTGCTGGTCGGCTTCGAACTCACCACGGTCAACGGCATCGTTGGCCTGGATGCGCGAGATCGCAGCGTTCTGCATGTTGGCAGCCGAAGAAGCCTCACCGGCCTGCTTGTTCTGCTGCGCGCTCATCAGCGCGGACACACCCATTGCGATGAATGGGATTGCGGCTACTGCACACATGCGGTGCCCTCCATGTGGAACGCGTGAAACGGGAGACCCTGCGCGCCATAGGGCGTCGGGTTTTCGAATTTGAAACCGAGCCACTTCAGCCAGCGGATCGCCAGGGTGTTTCGGGCATCAGCGAAGTTAATCAGGTGAGCATGCCGGCTCTGCATGTCTTCTATCACGCCGCGGCACTCAGCCAAAAAGGGTCTCGCGTGCTCGACGATGGCGTCGCTGCTGACCATCCACGGCAGACCGAAGAAGCGGTCGTACTTGGTGTCGCCGAAGATCGCCAAGACCTTGCCGTAGTAGACGCAGGCCCGGGCGTGCTCGGTGGAGTGGATCGCGTGGTCCAGCTCTTCCTCGGCGCTCCAGCCGCGCACAGCCTCAAGCTCCAGACGGTCAGCCTGGCGCATGTGCTGCTTCACGTATCGGATGTGCCAGGGTTCAACCGGCACCAGTTCAGCCGCCTGCTTGGACATTGAACATGACCCCCAGGATGGTGATAGGAAGGGGATCGGTCTGGCGGATGAAGAACCGTCCAGCATCGTTCCAGGTGGAGCTGATTGGGATCTCGAACCGCCCCGTGGTAGCCGGGATCGGCTCGCTGTAGTACTCGTCGCCGCGCTGCTTGTACTCGTACAGGTGGGCGACGTCGGTGCCGGCGAACACGCCGCGGCTTTCCTCGCACAGCACGGTCACGCTGTTGATGCGCTTTTTGTTGCCAAGGAAGTTCGGTTGGTTCTGGATGCTGAGGTCCAGGGTCTCGAAGTCGCTGGTGATCGGCAGGCCAATGCAGGCCAGGATGGCAGGCGACTGCAGGGTGACGGATCCATTGGTGACGACCCGCTGCGGCGCCACATTGCCATCAGCCAGGATGCTGACGGTCTTGCCCTCGAGGTGGTCCAGGCCGGACAGCACCGTCTGAGCGCTCCCCCAGGACTGGGCCGGCACGTTGCGCAGCGATTCCGGCACGATGCTCTTGGGAATCACGCTGGCGCTGCGGGGATTGCTGATCCCCTTCACATCGACCCGGATGTTGTCGCCGTTGCTGGCGCGCAGGGTCATAGTCTTGCCCACGGATGCCTGGGTGAAGCTATCGGCATCGGTCGTCAGGATCAGGGGGTTGGGGTATTTCCAGTCGGTCCCATTGCTCAGGGTTGCCTTGGCGGCCTGGCGACCGTCGTAGGTCAGCCCGCTGTCCACGAAGAACGCGCGATCAAGTACCGACTCGGTGCCCGGCACGGCCAACTGGCGAGAGGCCAGGCGCTCGATGTAGCGGCGCGACGCCCCATCCACGAAGCGATTGACCACCAGGTACACGGCGTCCTCGTCACCCTCAGGTACAGAGGCGATGGCCTCGAACTTGCCGTCGGTGTCGTGGCGGTGCCAGCTGAAGACCTCTTGAGACGGTAGGTAGGTGAAGCCCAGCATGGCGCCGTCCGACCGGATGATCCACAGGCAGCTGTTCGGCACCTGGGCCAGGGTCATGTCCTTAATCTCGAACCCGCGCACCAGGTGGGACGACAGCACGGTCAGGTCCTGACCCTGGAAACCATCGCTGGTGTAGGAGTACTGCAGGTCGGCAAGCTTCTGCCCGCGGGCCTGGACGTACAGCGCGGTATTGCCATACACCGCCGGCAGCACAGTGCTGGCGCCGATATAGCTCTGCACCTGCGCCTGGACGTTGGATGCGGTCAGGCCGGAGCTGTCGCCGCTGATGGTCCACTCGGCGCCAGAGGTCAGCAGCAGCAGCTCACGCAGCGGCACCAGGTGGCGAATGCGGTTCACCTGGCGGGAGGCCAGGGTGAAGGTGATCGCGTCGTCGTCCTTGGTCGGCGTGGAGTAGCCGAAGTTATGGAACGCGCCGGTCCGGCTCATCCACACGGTCTGCGGATTAGCATCACTGGCAGCGAACACCAGGCGCTGCTGGTAGTAGCCCACCACCCCCGGATTGTTGCCATTGGCGAAAGGATTCTCACCAGTAGGTGGCGTGTCGTCCTTCTCGGGGTTGATGTTGTTGTCGGTGAACGTGGTCCCGTCAGCCTGGCCGATGAAGCCGAAGATACCCGAGCCGTTGTTCTCCTTGTAGACGTTGTAATGGTCCGACCCCGCTACAGCGGTCCACGACAGCTCGGCGCCGGCTTTGTTGTCGAAGCTGTTGACCGAGGCAGGCTCGGAGGCCAGTGACTCTTCGGCAGACTCCAGGGTGGAGACCGCAGTGACCCGGTAGCGATACTGGGTGGTCGCACCCTCCCCGCCCGTGCGCGCCGTAGCGGTCAGCCCGGCAGGAGCAGAGATCGAAGGCACGAAGCTGATCTCGCTCAGGGACCAGCTGGTGGCTCCCATGCGCTTGAGTTCCCGCGGCGCGTAGCCAGGGTGAGCGATGGTCAGCACGTCGGCAGACTGGGTGTAATTCAGGTTGAACAGGTCGGCTTCCACGTAGGGCGTGGAGATCTCGAAGATCTGGCCGATGTTCAGCAGATAGCCGCCATTGGTGATAAAGCGGATGTACTGGTGGCCGAACTCCAGGACGTAGGTCTGCTCGGTGCTGAACTCGAACGGAATCAGCCGACACTTGCGGTCCGGGTACTTGGCCTGAGCGATGAACTGGGTTCCAGCGCGATTACGCACGCCCCCCTCAGGCATCACCATGAAGTTGCGGCAGGTGCGCAGGCCGGTGTAGTAGCGCGCCAGGTCCACGCGGGCGAAGGTCGACGGCGCCAGTTCCCCGGCGGAGAACGACGGCTGGATGGTCTCGGTCATCAGTAGCGGCCAGTGATGAAGGAGGATTCAGGCATGCGGTTGGGCGCGCCCTCGTTGAGCGCCTGAGCCCGGGCCGATGCCAGGATGATCTGGTACTGCTGCTCGCACGACTGGGCGATGCTCTGCTCCTTGGCGAGCGGCAGGCACAGCTCAACTCCCAGCTTCCAGGCCAGGGCAGACACGAACAGCGGATCGAACTGACCGGCATCGGTGATGCGGGCGGTGTACTCCAGGGTGGCCGGGGTCACGCTGGTGGAGATGAGGCGAGTTGAGTCCCCCTGGATGATCCGGAACGGAATCGCCGGGATCTGCGGCAGGTCGTAGTAGCCGCAGTCGTAGGGGTAGTAATTGACCGAAAAGATCGCATTCACGATCTTGCGGGCCAGCAGGCAGTCCACCGGGTAGCCGTAGCTCAGCTCACCCGCGGGATTGGGGTTCACCGAAACCTGGGCCAGCTGGACGAATTTGGTGGCAAAGGGCCAGTTGAAGTCGCGCAACACAGTGTCTCTGGTCTGCTCGAAGAACAGGGAGCACTGCTCGGCCTGGATGCTGCGCTCGGACAGCGAGTCGATACGCTGACTATTGCCGATCCGGCTCAGTGCCATGTTGCAGATGTCTACTACGCTAGCCATACATCACCTCAAAAAAATGCCGTCCCTGGCACGAGCAATCAGATTTCCAGGTTGTCCAGCAGGTGATGCATGTACCGGTTGTATTCAGAAAGGCGATACGCAATTTGTTCGAGATCGTCAGCGTGCGTTGAAATCTGAGCTGGGTAGGCAGGCTTGTCTCCGGTGTCGAACTCTGCCTTCGAAGAGATTGGCGAAATCTTCACGCCCAGCGCCGCCTGCAAAACACCAAAAGAATTCAACTCCAGCTTTATGCGCGCCATGACAGCCGGGATTGCTCTGACAGGCTCTACTTCGATTGCCTCAACAGTGTTTGCTTGCTCGTTCATATCCACCTCCAAGGTGGTTTTGTGGAATGTGGGGCAAAAAGAAAGGGGCCCGAAGGCCCCTGTTCAGGTGCGGATCACTCCGCGGCGGCGTCCTGCTTGGCCTTGATGAGTTCGCGGATCTGCACCTTGGTGGCACCTTCCGGGACTTCAACGCCCATCTCGGCAGCAGTTTCACGCAGCTCGGCCACGTTCTGCTTCTCGATCGGCTTGTCCGACTCATCGCTCTCGCGAGCTTCCAGTTCCCTTTCGCGGGCGTCCAGGTCGTGGGCGCGCTGGTCGAGCGACTCGCTCAGCTGTTCCAGCTCCAGGCGGCGCTGTTCCAGATGATTCTCGCGGTCGTTGATCTCGGATTCACGCTGGTTGAGTTCGCCTTCGCGATTCTCCAGAACGTCTTCGTCCGGTTGATCGACCTGCTTGCCGGCGGCCCGGACCTCGTCGAGCGATGCTTCTTCGAGGTTGGTGCCGACAGGGCCGTCGACCTGAACGAACTCGCCAGGGTCGCGGATGGCATCGTTGATGTAGCTGGTCTCAAGGACCTTGTACCACTTAGCCATGACTCACCTCAGACCGTGTAGTTACGGGCGTAGTAGGTATCGACCTGCGGGTTGTTGGTCACGAACGCAGAGAACGAACCAGCGGTCAGCGGGCCGGTGGCCACGGTGTAGCGCAGGCCAACGTAGCGCTTGAACGCACCGTAGGGGATCGCGGCGCGCATCAGCGTCTGGCCAGCAGCCATCTGAGCGATGGTGAACGGGCCATAGGTGGCGTGCACGGTAGGTGCGGTGGCAAGGTCGGCGGTGGTGGACGACTCCAGGGTCACGGTCACGGTGGCGGCGCCGGCAGCAGCAGCCGCGGCGTCGACCTGCAGGACCAGGAAGGAGTCCATGCCCGAGCCCAGGTCGCGGACGGTGTTGCGAGTCAGCGGCGCCTGGTCGTAGATGTTGGTGGAGACAGCGGTGCCAGTGACAACCTGGCTGTCGGAGAACTCTGCTTGCACGTCGAGGATCATGATTGTCTCCTTAGACCAGGGCGGCTTCAGTGGTGAGAATGGCGTCGGTCTGGCGAACCGGGGCTTCGCCGAACATCACCACGCGCTTGCCGGCGATCTCGTCGATACGCAGGGTACCGGCGGACACCTTGTTGACGGCTTGGCGGCGAAGCACGCCGAGCACGGTGCGGTTGGCGTAGAACACCGGGCGCACACCGGTCAGGCTGTGGATGGTGGTCAGGCCCTGGGTCATCAGGTCGATGAGGTCGGCGCCCGAAGCGGCGTTCTTGGTGAGCTGGGTCACATCGATGTTGGCGATGCGGACCACGTAGCGCCAGTCGGCCACGGCGACACCGCACTTCCACTGGAAGTGTTCCATGTAGGCGCGGAAGCGGTTGTTGCTGACGTCGAAGGCGTCCTGGATACCCAGGTCTTCACGCACCAGGCCGGCACGGGAACCCTTGGGATAGAAGCCGTAGACGGAGCGCGGGCCCCAGCCGATCAGCCAGATCGAGGTGTTGTTGGTGCCGGTGCCGCCAGCGTTGATCACGTTCGACTTGGTGGTCGGACCGTTGGCGTTGGTGGCCAGGTTGGGGAAGCGCGAGGCCAGCCCCATCGGCATTTCCGGGTTGACGTTGCTGTTCGCGTAGAACAGGGCGCGGGCGAACTCCTGGCTCATTGACTCCAGGAAGGCGCTGGTCTCGTTGGCGCGGAACTGGGCGCTGTTGCCGTTCAGCTCCATCAGGTCCTTGTCGATGTGGCTGCGGGCTTCGAGCATACCGGCCGCTTCGTCGACGGGAACGCTGGTGGCCTTGCTGGACGGGATACCCATGTTGAGTTTCCGCCAGTAGGTCTGCGGCAGGCCGGTACGCACGATGGTGCGCTCGCCGGTGGGCAGGTTGCCCTCCTTCCACAGCATGTCGTCCAGGATCTCGTTCTCCTGGCTCAGGGCTTCGATGACGGGGGAGATGTTGCCATCCGCGCCCACTTCCCGGCTCCAGTCGAGCAGGGTCTTCAGGTTGGTACCGATTACTGCCATGGTGGTGGCTCCTTAGGAGTTCATATCGGGATACATGCGTTGGGCCCAGCCCTGAGCGGCGGGGACCTGCGTGCTCTCGCGATGCACGGCGCCCTCCCCCAGCTGCTGGCCTATACGATGAAAGAGACGGACGACTTCGGGATGGCTCCCTAGGCCTGACGTTTCCAACATCTGCTTGAGTTCTGGCGTGCCGAAATCGGCCATGGCCTTCTGCGCCACCTTGACGTTGCCGTCGAAGTTCGCGCCGCCGAAGGTCTGGTCGTTCTTCAGCTCACCTACCCAAGCCTCAACCTGCTGCGCGAACTGCGCCTTTTGGGCTTCACCCGATGCAGCGACGCGCTCAGCGTCCAGTGCCACCAGTTTCTGTGCCTGCTCCTGGGTCAGGTTCAGTTCCCGGGCAATGCCCTGGAATTTGTCCATGACGGCAGAATCAGCCTGGTAGCCTTCCGGCAAGCTGAACTCGTACTTCTCGGGCGCGCCCTGGGGCTGCGCGGCGGGCTGTGCTGCAGCTTCAGGTGCTTGCGTGGCAGGCGCCTGTTGGGTAGCCGCAGGGTCGGACTGGACGTTCGCTGCCTCGCTTGCGGGTGCGGTGGCGGTGGCTTCGGGTGCCTCAGTCATCGATTCGGTATTCATCTGTTACTCCTGGACCTGCTCAGTGATGGGTGCGTCCCTGAGTTCGATAAAGCGCTTCGCTGCGGTTACTACTTCTGCGTCACTCCAGCCTTGGGTTTCGGCTGCCTCAATGACGCATTCAGGAGTGTGCTTGCAGCTTTCACAGGTCGTTTGGGTGCATCCCTGGTGCTCACTCATCGATTTGGTCCTCTGGTAGGGGTTGGTTTTCCTTGACCATCACGGGATAGAGGTCAGGGCAAAGTCGGTGGATGTCGGATAGGAGCTTGAGCCCCTGCTGGCGCTTGCCCTCCATGAGGTTCATGCGCCCGCCGTGGGTATCGAATGTGGTGTGGTAGACGCAGGACTGGTTGAGCCAGCCCCACACCAGGCGTCGGCCCTGAGGCGCGCCCATCAGCCAGAGGAAGTCATCAATCGCTTGCTTTTGCAGCAGGCGCTCTCGGTCCTTCAGGCGCTCCTGAATCTCGTCGTCGTCGAACATTTACGCTCCCAGCATCTGGCCGAGCGCGTTGTTCGGCGTGACTTCGGTTTCGGAAAGAAGCTTGGCGCCCTGGATGCCAGCACCCATCTGGTCGGCCATCTGCTGCGCCTGCTGCTGCTGGGCGCGAGACTGGCGGATCTGCTCGACCTGGTCGTCGCCGCGGATGACAGTGGGCACGACGCCCAGCGCCTCGGCGTATTCGTCCACCACCTGGTCGATGTCCACCTTGTCCAGCACCTCGGGGCTCACGCCAGCCAGGTTGCCGGCGAACGCGGTGAAGCGCTCGATGGCGGTGGTGTTCATGGACTTCTGCGCCTGGGCCAAGATAGAGACGTACTCGACCTTGAGCTCAAGGCCAGCGATCTCTTCCGGGGGCGGCGGCAACATGGGCTCGCCTTCGATGCGGCCTTCCCAGATCGGCAGGGACTGGCGCAGCATGATGTTGAAGACGCGATCGATCAGCGGGTCCAGCAGCTCGTCGTTGATGCGCTCCAGCACAGGGCCAAGCATCAGCATCTTCTCTTCCTTGCGCTCGGCGATCTCGGTCGCGGTGCGCACGGACTCAAGCTGCGCGATCATCAGGAACAGGTCGGCGAAGAAGGCTTGGCGGATCCTTTCCTCATGGGTCTGGATCTTGTCCTTGATCGGGATCAGCCAGCTGCTGTCCGGGACGTAGATCGGTGCTATCTGGTTCTGGCCACCAATGGCGTCCACGTAGGTGATGCCACCCGGGATCATGGACGAAGGCTGGCCACGCAGCGCGCCAGGCGCTTGCAGGGGAGGATTGGACCCTCGGTCCACCAGCTCAGCAGACCGGCGCTCGTACAGCTGCAGGGCCTTGACATCACCCATGGACACGCGCCCCGGGCCGGTGCCGTAGCTGTCTTCAGGCAGCAGATCCCAGCGAGGCGCCATGATCGGCATCTCGTGGAAGCCCTTCTCTTCGAGTAGCTTGGCCGGATCGGACTGGGACTTCTCGTAGGTGATCGACAGGAACGGCAGGTTCCTAGTGTCGCGCTTGCTCGGGTCGCGCTTCTTGTTCGGCTCGATGGCCTGAACGCAATCCACCCACTGGTCGCGGCGGTTGTTGTCCCAGGCATCCTTCACCGACTCGGAGCACTTCTCGCGGCCGAACTTCTCGACAACCTGCGCCACGGTCATCTGGAACTCGCGGTAGAAGGTGTCAACGGTGCCGCGTGCGCCGTTTGCCAGGTAGTACTGGCCTACGGTGAAGGCATCGAAGCGAACAACCTCTTCAGCGTCTTCCTCGACGCTTATGGCGCCAGTGCCGAAGGTTCCCATTTCCATGTAGGCGATGGGTAGGACGTTGTACAGGTTCGACTTGGTGAAGACGTCACGCATGCGCTGGGTTACTTCGTACAGCCAGTTCTTGACCGGGCCGTACTCCATGGCCTGCTGCGACGTGGTGCTCAGCTGGAACCAGGGTCGCGATGGCGAGGTGATGCCACTCATCATCCCGGACGACAAGGTGCGCGCCGCCATGGTCGCCGTGTTGTTGATGATCTTGCTGTTGCGCCGGTCGCGGGCAGAGTTGCCGTTGCCCTTCTCCAGCAGGAACTTGGACCGCATCGGCAGGATGTAGTCCGACAGCTCACGCCAGCCGGCTTCCCACTGCGAGCGCTCGTTCTTGAGCATCGCGAGGCGCTTGTCTGCGCGTTGGCGTGGCGTGTCTTGCGTCATGAGATCAGCTCAGCAGGTTGGGGCCGGACGAGCCGCCCAGGATGGTGGAGCGGCGACGCTTCTCATCAGCCCGCAGGGCCAGGGCTTCCGAGGAAACAGGCGTCGGCTTGGTCACTGTGGTGGTCGCAGCAGTGGTGCCGCTGTCACTGCCACCCATGAATCCCTTGGCCAGCAGGCCGACAGGGCTGGCGTATGCGAGCGCGCCGCACATGCTATTGGCCCAACAGCGTTTTGCTGGAGGTGGTACCGCTGGTGGTTCCCCCCAGGATGGTGCTGGAAAGGCCAGCTGCGGCAGCCCGGCGACGCTTCTCGCTATCCCGCGCACCCTGCACATCACTGGCCACGTTGGTGGCTTCAGCCGGCCCGGTGACGGTGCTGTTGGCGCTGTCGTTGGTCTCGTTGAGGATGCCGTTCTTGTCGCCCAGCAGGTTGGGCAGACCGAACTTGTCCAGGATCACGTCGCCGCCACGCAGCGGGTCGATCTTCTTGATGAGGTCAATGCCAGGTAGCTTTCCGCCAGCGCACATGGTCAGGCTCCGAATGGGTCGTAGTTGGATTGATGGCCGCCGGTGGCATAGCCGTGCTTCTTGACGACGGGGAACGAGAACGTCAGGGCCAGGGCGTCGGCGCGGTTGGGGCTGATGCCTGCCCGGCGCTTCAGCTCATCCTTAGCCTCGAGCACGATCTTGCCGTCCAGGCGCACCTTGTACTCAGGGGCGCAGATCTCGTCGGCCGTCTGTCGGTCGTTCAACTCACCGCCGGCCTTGAGCCATTCCTTCATGGCATTCCAGATCTCGCCGCGCTTGTTCAGCATCGCCGGATCGGTTGATGCACCACCGAACTGGACCAGCGTCCACTGGCGCCCCATGGCCCGGCCTGCCGAAACGATGCCGGTGCCATAGCCGAAGTCGACGAACACGGCGTCTGCCTTGTACTGGTCCTCCAGCTGCGAGATCCGACCTGCCATGAGCACGTCGTCGTCGCTCTTCTGGTAGGTGCCTATCAGCTTGCTGTGCAGGCCCTGGCGCAAGTAGATCGCGAACTCGTCCTCACCGGACCAGGATGGATCCACGCCGATGATGGTGGGCGCATGGGCGACCATGGCCTCAGTCACCGTGCGATCCATCGCAGCGTCAGTCAGATCGCTCCCGATGAACTGCAAGTCCGATGCGGAAGGGAACAGGCCGCGAACGCGGACTTTAAAAAAATCAGACTCTTCGCCGTAGTCGGCAGCCCACTGCTTGATCAGGTCCTTGTTCGTCATCTTGGCCTGGCGGCTGTCGATCTGACGGGTCTTCCAGCGATGGCGGAACTTGCGCCAGCACTCTCGGAAGCGGCCTGTGTTCCGGGTGGGGTTGCCGAAGACGAACCAGAACGGCTCGCCGTCAGTCAGACCACCCTCGGCCACTTCCCAAATCTTGTCAGGTACCGCCGATGCTTCGTCGAACAGGTACCAGGGCGAGGATGTCGCAGCGTGCAGGCCGGCGAACGACTCGCTGTTCTCTTCACGGCAGGTCTGGCCATCCACGCGCCAGCTCTCGGCGAAGTCGGGATGGCAGAGGTTCATGTTCCCCTTGCCGTTGTTGTACTCAAACCAGTGACCGGTGATGCAGCGCTTCTTCCACTTCCCGAGCTCACCCCAGGTCTTGGTGCGCAGCTGCTCGCCGGTATTGGCTGTCACAACACCCTTGGATTGCGGCCTGGTGCTCATGATGTAGAGGATGATCCACGAAGACAGCGCAGACTTCCCGATACCGTGGCCCGAGCTGGTGGCTGCCCGGTACGCTTCAACCGGCTTCATGCCGTCGAAGTCATTGGCCCTGATCGCCTGGCCCCAGTCCTCTAGGAACTCGCGCTGCCAGTCATCCGGGCCATCGAAGCCCTCAAGCTCACCTACACCCCAGTCAAACGCGTACAGCACCCAGCCCAGCGGATCATAGAAGAACCGGCCCATGTCCTCGGCCAGCATCTCATCAGCTGTCAGCTTCGGGACGGGCACGCTTTCTGGCCTCAGTGATCCGGTTGGTCAGGCTGACCTCTCCGGTGTGTTCGATCTCTTGCTTGTCGCGCCACTCTTGGGGCCGGCGGTTCTTCAGCCAGAAGATCGCCGCGGTGGTGTCCGGGGCGTAGTGCTTGATCACCGGGGTTTCGACAATGGCGCCATCGATCACCCGGATATCCAGCTCAGGATGGCTATACCCCATGGCTCTCTGATACAGAGATTCGGCCACGCGATCGTCTGCAGCATCCTTCCCGACCTTTATGGCATCCGAAAACTCTTCGTGCGTGTTACGCCACAGGTGGAAGGTGGACAGCGTGACGTTGAGCGCTTCAGCCATTTCCTGGTTGGTTGCACCAAGCTTGGCCAGCATCCGAACCATGTTCAGATTCTCGGACGTGTACTTGGTGGGTCTTCCGCCAGCCATCACACAAGCTCCAGCTTCACGGCACCGAAGGCCAGGTCGACAAGCTCCGCACCTTCGTAGAAGCGCAGGCTCTCTTCGTCCCATACGGCGCCGGTAGCCTGGTATTGCTTCTGGTCACCATCATTGAAGGTGACGCGGAAGGTGAGGGTTTGCTTGTCCATCACTCGGCGCTCTCGGTTTCGGTCTTCAGTGCATCGACCTTGACCATGTAGATGTAGGTGGGGAAGTGAGCCAGGAGGATGCTCTGGTCCGCGTAGAACTTCAGGCCATAGCTATCCAGCACATGGCTGGCAGCTTCCAGGGTCACGATGCCGCTGGTGGTTGCGATCTTGTACTGAGCCATGGGCCACCTACATGAATTGGGTCAGGCGCTTGGCGAACCAGGGCTCGAGCACGTCGAGCAGGCTGCGCACGTTGTTGCTCTCGACGTAGGTCTCTTTGCCGTTGTCGTTGTAGAGCGCGATCAGGTCACTGGCAGGCCAGCCGAAGCCGTCAGCCCACCAGAACATCGGGATGCCCTTGCTGTAGCCCCACTTGATCAGCTCGACGCCTGCGAGCTCTGCGGACTTGTTGCCCTTGGGCCAGGCGAACTCACCGATCAACATGCGCTTGCCGGCCTTGAGGATCTCGGTATAGGCCGGGGTGAACAGGCGGATGAAGGCATCCTTGTCGAAGGAGGTGGTCACGGACTTGGCCGTGTACATGCCGCCTTCCATCAGGTAGTTGTGTACCTCGAAGAACAGGTTGTTCAGCGGGTCTTGGATCTTGAGCATGAACGCGCCAGTGCTCTGGTACGTGGAGCCAGAGCACCAGTTGTTGGCAGGGATCAGCAGGGGCAGCTTGCAGCCGGCGTTGCGCAGCGCGGTGACCGTGGCCTGGATGGTGTCGAACAACACCTGGTCAGGCAGATCGTGCGGCTCGTTCATGAGGCCAAGGCCCCAGAAGCATTTGTGCTGGCCGTACTCGCTCCACCACTTCACCCAGAAGTCCGGCAGGCTGGGCTGAGTGCTGTTCGGGTCATTGCTGATCAGCTGACCCTTGAAGCGCATGTAGTTGTGCAGGTCCGGGACAACCTGGAGCCCGACCTCTTCGGCCATGGCGTAGTTGTCGTGCCACTCACCGACGTATTTCTTGTTCACCGAACTGGCGAAGGGCATGCCGCGGCCCGACTGGAATCGCTCCCAACCCATAGGTGCGCGGCAGAATGGCATTCCGGTGGCTACGCGCTTGGCGAGCAACTCCTTGACCCACTTCCGGTAGTGCTGGCCTTCCACGCCAGGCAGCACGCTGATGTTGTTGTTCATCAGGCCCATGTTCGAGCCAAGGAACGCAAGAGACCCTGATTCGGGCTGACCCGGATTGCTGGGCTGCACGGCCATCAGTTCGGCCAGCTGCGCTTGTGCAGTGTCCAGGGTGGCCTGCAGGTCCTTCAAAGATACTGCCATGGTGATCTCCGGTGAGGGGTGGCACCGGAATACACGGCTCGGGCCTGGTTATCGTTTATTCAGGGAGTCGTAGGAACGCTCACAGGTATTGCCGGCGTCCCTTGCTCTGTCAGCCTGCGCAGCCAGGATTCCCGAGCGTGCATCAGATTCGCGGAGCAGGTCGGCAAGCACTCCGGCGGGGCAGGCTGCTGCCTGGCCTCCTGTGGGAGTTCCGGGATTCTTGCTGGAGTTACGGTAGGCGGCTGCCAGTCGGTCGGCTTGTTGCTGCAGCCGCTTAGCAGCAGCATCAGCGTCACGAGCATCAGCGCTTGCTTGCTGTACCTGCTTTTGGGCATCTCGGCGTACCTGGTCGATCGCGTCTTGGCGTCGGGTCTCTTCGGCGCGCTGCTCTTTCTCGAACTGGGCCTGGGCGGCTGCCAGGTCGGCGGCCTTTTGGTCGTACTTGCCTTTCCACTCAGCGACGCCACGGTCATAGCCTGCCTGGTCCTTCTCGTGGCCGTACCAGATCAGGCTGATGATCGCGATGGCGGCTATGGCTATGGGAAGCCAGTGAGCCCGAAGCCATGCGAGCAGCAGCGCGCTCATAGGTCAGCCGCTAGGTATCCGAGATTGTCGAACAGGCGATTCGCCCAGCCCTTTCCGAAGGTGGACCAGGTGGAAAGCTTGGTCATGAAGTGGCCGCGCTGGCTGATGTACTCGGCGGCTATGCGGGCCGGGTCTTCAGCCTTGAGCTTGGCGAGAGTGATCGGGCCGATCTTGCCGTCATCTGCCACACCCAGGGCGCGCTGGAGCCAGCGGGCGGACTGGTCGGGGCCGGAGTTGTACGAGCCATCGAAGACTTGGAACGCCACGGCGAAGGGCATCTGGTCGCACTTGAGCGGGTCCCAGTACACCTTCTTGGCGATCTCCTTGGCCTTCTCCTTGGTCAGGCTACGCATCTCGGCCTGATAGCCGTTAGCGCGCGCGACCCGGGCAGTGATGCCCCACATAGTCTCGCCACCGGGATCGCTCGGATGATTGCTGTAACCACCCTCGGAGCCCATGAGGCGGGTGAAGGCCAGATCGAAGCTCATCGCGTCACCTGGCGGCGCTCACGGCCGTCCCAGTTGGACTCGAACCGGAAGACCCGGGCCACGTTCCCTTTCGAGCGTACGATCAGCACGAAGAGGATGCCGAAAATCAGGGTGTTGTAGACGGAAACCGTGGGCCACTCGTTGTAGAACAGGATCCGCCCGATGATGCTGAGCCACTGCTGGCCGAACAGCGAGGCCAGACCGAATGCGCACAGGCTCGGAATGAACTGGTAGTGCGAGTCGCCGCGGTTGTACTGGAAGGCGATCATGAAAAAGATGCCGCCACAGAACGTCGCCTGCAGCAGGGCCACAACTTCGTCCGGGATCATTGGGGATTCCTCTTGCCCCTGAACCACTCCCAGAGGGAGATCATCCAGGCTGGAAACTTCCCTGTGGTGAACGCCTCGATCAGGCTGATGGCGATGGTCACGCAGAGCAACCCACCGATGAAAGACGCAATTCCTGACGTCTTGGTCCAGGCCAGAGACATCAACTCCGCCGCAGCGAAGTAGCCACCGATCCATCCGCAGATGAGGTAGCCCACCCGCTGGAACACGCTGATGTTCTTGGCGAACAGGATGAACAGGCATGCACCGCCGAAAGCACCCACCACTGCCTGCAGATCCAGGCCGGGGATGAAGCTCGCGACGGTGATACCTCCAGCAGCAACAGCGGCAGACGCTGCGGATGTTGCTAGTGCGTCTGCCATTTTTTCTGCCTCGCTCACTTCCACGGCTTTGGTCCTGCCCAGTGCATGCCGGTGGCAAGGCTGTAGAGGGCGAATACGATCACTGCTCCGCTGAGCAACGTGCAAAGGAGGGACACACGGTCCCAGTGTTCTGGCGACTCGTCATCTGCGGTCCTTTTGAGGCCCTGAATGATGAAGATGGTGGCCAGGAAGACGTTGGCGCTGATGTCTCGATGCATGACGTACGAGGCCAGCGCCAGGGAGAACGCGAGCAGACTCCAGCAGGTGGACCGGCTCATGCGTTACTCCTGGATGGATCATGGGGCCGGCGCTGATCTCCGGCTTTACCGTGCTGCCTCGGTCGGGCGATGTGGCCACACCGGCAGTAGCGAAGCTGCCTTGCCCTCGCGGATCAGCTACCTCCGCACTCCCATGATTTGGCTGGCACGGGAGGGTTCGAACCTCCGACCGGGCGGTTAACAGCCGCCTGCTCTACCTGCTGAGCTACATGCCAATAACGAAAAGCCCCGGCACGGGGACAGGGCTTCTTTTTTGGGTGCTGATTTACAGCATGTGAAAATCATCGCCAGAAACGATCATTTCGTCAAGTCTTATCTATTCCATAGATTTACCGATTTTCGCAGCAGCCCTGACTATCGCACGGCGAAGTGTTTCACATTGGTCACCTGTGTCTAACTGCTCGATCCTATGATCAGCCAGCCATCCTGCAGCTCTACTTCCAACTATGCGCTCTGTGGACATATGGAGCTTAACGGCCAACCTGAACGCGTCGCCGTCATCGGTAAGGGGATTCCATCTCACATCATCAGAAAGGACTGCGTATTCATCCCGATAGAACCACCTGATTCGCAGCCCAGCCGCTTTAGCTGCCATCTCTAGTAGCTCATAATCTTTCATCAAGCCGCCTCCTTCATCTCACCAATGCACAGCGCCACCGGTGCCAGCGCCTGCCGATCAATGTCGTTGCACGCCGCGAAGCAGGCCTCGATGAAGGGCTCCCACTCACGTGCGTAGTTGTCCTTGGAGATCATGCACCCCTTCTCCAGCACGAGCCAGTCGCGGAAGTGTTCGGGCTTGGCCATCGGGTCCGCGCAAGCACTGGCGCCGCCCTGGTGCATCCGGCGGTACCGGTAGAGAACCCCGGCAGCCACATGCAGCGCCTTCTCCTGCTTCTTGGCGCTCATGCGGGCTTCCTTGGTCACTGCCTTGTAGGCCATGAGGTAGACGGCAGCCTCGGCACATTCACGGTGGTCGTCGTCGCTCAGGGGGTTGTACAAGTGGTGGCCGAATGCCTGCGCGTAACCGGGCAAGGTGCCGATGGCTCGCTGAACGTGGCCGGACAGGGTCTGGTGGACGCACTGGCCGGCGTGACGCTGCTTCTCGGTGGTCTGCACTGAGGCGCCGAGCTTTGCCAGCTCGATGGCATAGCTCATGACGCTGTCCCAGGGCTGGTAGAAGGCGTCGTGCCATGCCTGACGGGCGCTGTTGATCTTCATGCTTGATCCTCCACCAGGCGGTCGCGGTACCAGTTGGCCTTTGCCAGACACTTCTCTGCCGGCCCCTTTTCACCAGCGCGCAGGCGATACTTCAGAGCGTTGCCCTTGCAGTAGCCGCGGAACTCTTCAGGCGTCAGCGCGGCCTTGATCACGTCGATGGCCTGCTGTCCAGGAAACAGGTCGTAGTGCGCGGGGTTATGGATCTCGTCGTGGGTCATGCTACTTCTCGCTTCATTTCCCGGATCAATGCGCGGTAGTGCGCCTTCATGGCCTGCAGGTCTTCGATGGTGTACTTCTTCGGCTCGTGGGGACCTTCCAGCCAATCCACTTGGGCGGCGCCGAGCTTGTTCACCAGGTTGGCCCGGTAGTTCACGATGTCGCCGGACTTGTGGTTATTGCAGGGCTGGCACTGCTTCCACACGTTGAGCGGCTCGAAGCGCAACTCAGGCGCGCTGGCGACGGTGCGGTAGTGCCCGGCGTGGTACTGGCCGTCGTGGTACCGGCCGCAGCTGATGCAGGGCTCGGCAGCATCGCGGAGGCGAATCCACTGGTTGAAGATGGCCTGGGTCTCGCGCAGATGGTCGGCGCGGGTCTTCAGGCGCTGCTTCTGCACACGGATCTCCCGGCGCTCCACCTTCTCGATGGCTTTGCGCTGCTTTCGCTTCTGGTTCTCGACGTGGATCGATGCGCACTTCGGCCCGCAGACCTTCTGCAGGCTGCGGACTGGGGTGAACACGGCCTTGCAGACTGAGCAGGTCTTGGGGCGTGGGGTCTTGGCTGCTGGGAGGGTCATGCGGCCTCCTGGCTCAGCAGGTCATCGAAGAACACGCCCTTCGCACGGAAGTCGTCGATCACGCGATCGGTGTACTCGACGCCTTGGGCCCGGTTGAACAGGCGGGTGACAGGGAACCCGTCAGGCCCGAACAAGGGCCCCTCTCCCATCATTCCCAGCTTCTCTTCGTAGCTCAGGTGCAAGAACAGGCGGTTCCAGCCGTCGCGGAAGTCGGCGCTGTCCCGGCGCATGATCACGACACCATGATGCAATTTGCAGTAGCTCCGAGCGTCCTCGACCTGGCCGATCTGGGTCATCTCGGCTATGCGCTGGTAAAGGCTGAACCATAGGGCGTTCTGATCCAAGGTGCGGTCTTTACCCGGGCGCATGGATACCACCACGAACTTCTTCTCGCGGTACATGGCGGTCAGCTGGCGGATGGCCTCGGAGAGCTTGGTGGCGCTGTTGACGCTGATACGCTCACTCATGACTTGTCCTCGGACTGGTCGCCCTTCCGGCGAACCTCTTCACCAATCCGGTGATCAGAATCAGCCCAGCACCAGCACGGCTGCGATTCATGACCGCGGAGAACGTGGTGGCTTGGCCGGTCGCGGTATGTCTCCGCGGCCTGAACACCGACAGCCAGATTCACCTCCCGCCCATGGTCGTCGTGGCCACCGGAGGAGCGGTGGACGAGGGGCTGGATGGCGCGCTCGCGCTCGTCTATGTATGGCTCAGAGTTGAACCATGACAGGCTTTCCGGGCTGTTGGGGCCGAGTGCGCCAGCATCAAAAGCCTCGCGCAGCAGTTCAGCCACCTGTTCCTTGGTGAGCATGATCATGCCGGCACCTCCTGGGCCTTCTGGCGCTCAGGGACGAAGTCGCCGCGCAGGGGCATGAGGCGGGTCGGGCACTTCTGCGTGAAGCCATGGATCAGCTGGCCGCCGTAGGTGGTGCAGGAGACGTCGCCGATCACCACCCATACGTCCGAGTCGGTAGCGTTGTGGATCATGCCCATCGGGACGATGCAGTCCACCGGAGGCTTGTACCAATGGCCAGGCTTGACCATCTTCACCAGCTCCACGCACTTGCCGATCTGCTGCGGGAGGACATCCGCCACGATCAGCGCCAGATCACCAGGTTTGAATTCATGCATGGCTCGGCTCCAGGTGCTGGGTCTCGGCGAAGGTCTGCTCGGCATGGCTGTAGCCACACAACCAGTCGACGTGGTGTTGGGTGTTGATGTCGTAGGGGTTGGTGTGCAGGTCGGCCAGATAGTCTTCCCAGCCCTGCTGCCAGGCGGATGCTTTGGCGGTTGCGGTGTCGATGGTCATTACTCCCCCCTCAGCATGGCGCGCATCTTGGCCAGCTCGGATTTGACGGTTTCAGGCTTGGCAGGCACGACCACCTTTTCGGGCAGGGCCTTCGGGATCTCTTGCAGCGGCTCACCCTTGGCGACCATGCGGCACGCGATCTCATAGTTGCGGGTGAACAGCTTCCGGCTCTCGTCTTCCTTGAGCGTGCTCAGGGCGTAGAAACCGGTCTGCTTGGCGGCATGCATCACCGCGGCGTGGGACCACTCACGCTCTGCCGTCGGGTGCGCGTTGCGGCAGGCTTCCAGGTAGGCGGTCTGCAGGCCAGGCAGGCCGAGCATCTGCGGGGTCGGCTGGCACCACTCGATGAACTTACCGACGCTGGGAGCGAAGTCCGAACCTTCCGCGCGGCAGCGCTGCAGGCCGTAGCGGATCTGGTCAAAGCTGCGGATGTCCGCCTGCATGAAACCCTTGATCCAGGACTTCTTGGCTGCGTCCAGGGCAGCGTCGTCGGGCCAAGCCTGCTTCCAGGCCGGGAAGATGGCCTGCAGTTCGCGGAACAGGGCGTTCACAACCCGGGCAGTCGCCTGGTCGATCTTGGCAACCGGCGGAGTGCTGTCGCTCATCGGCACTGACCCGGGGCGTATGTTGGCGGCGATCTGGTTGACCTGGCGCATCACAGGTACCCCAGGTCGTCAGCCCAGCTGGTGTCGTTCGAGTGGAAGTCAGGACCGCTGGATTGGCGAACAGGCTTGCGGACGTCGCCGGAGCGGCGATTGACGATCCATTCGAACTTGAACCCGCGCCATCCCGCCTCCTGGGCTTCGGCCAAGGCATCGTCAGCACTGATGCCGGCGGCCAGGCATTTGGCCAGCTCGTCGTTCACGCGCTTCCACACGGTCACGGTTACGGGAGCGCGCAGCTTACGGCGGCAGGTCATCCAGTCGGACAGGACCTGCTCGGATGCGCCGTGCGGGTTGTCCGAAAGCAGGTTGGACAGGGTGAAGGTTTCAGCCTTGACCCTGGGTGCTTTGGCCGGCTTGACCTGTTCGATTTCGCGAGCGGTGCGTAACACTACGTCAGTAGTGTTTATGTCTTTCCTGTCTTTAATGTGTGTCGGAAATGACACTAAGGACGTGTCGGAAATGACACACTGTGTCGAATTCGATTCAGTCTTCTTGTCGTCATTCTTGGGGTCGATTCGCCACTCGGAAACAGGGCTCAAACCCAAGGGTCCTTTGCTGCCACCAGCGCGATAAATGACCCGCTGACGGATCAGCTCGCTGACCATGCGGGACACGTTCTCCCGGCGCAGATTAGCCAGCTGTGCGATGGTAGCTGCAGCGATACGCGAGGTGGCCACGTTGTAACCGGCAGTGAGACGGTGGATGGCCAGGGCAACCCGAAGCTCACGACCTGACAGGTCTGCCCCGATCAGGGCCTCATAAATCTCATTGTCCATGCGGGTGAACCCCTGGGACTTGCTAAGCTGGATGACGTTTGTCATGATTCGTCCTGTCTGATTTGTCTGAGCCCGGGCGCCACACCCGGGCTTTTTCTTGCCTGTCATTTGCCTAACCAGTTACGAATGAGGCCCTCGTCAGGTCTTTAGTCGGAACGGGGTAACCGTCCCTCTGGTCTTTCTTGGCCTAGTCCGCTGCTCCAGCTGATTCCTGATCAGCATTCCCGCCAGCATTCCCGGATCTATTCCTTGTCTCGCCGCCTCTTCCTTGAGTAGTTCGGCGAGCTCACCATCAAGGTGGATCTCTTCTCTTATTGGCACAGGGCCTCCCCAGGCCCTTCAGGCCACGTGGGTTTCTTCGTTACCCTTCAGCAGGCTTTTCAAGCCTTCCTCCAGAAGCTCACGAGCCAGAACGGCTTTCTGTGTGCGATGAAACTTGGCCAGCGAGGACAGAAGATCGTCGGTGTCTTCGTCCAGGCGAACCTTGGTGATGTGATCCCTGATGTGCTTGGGGTCGGCGTACATGCTGGTACTGCTCCTGGTTAAGCGGCTTGGATTTTGGTCTGGGGGACGTCTTCGTAGCGGGCGATGAGCTTGCGCTTCGAGTGCTTTTCGAGGACGCACTGAGTCGGGTAGCTGAAGCCACCCTGGTCCTTGAGCTGAGTCACGCGCCCACGGCTCAGCCGCAGCGCCTTGGCCAGCTCTGATTGGGTCTTGTAAAAGGCGAGTGCTTGATCGTAGGTCACGGTCTTTCTCCAGCTTTGGTCTCTGCATTTTAGAGATCTAAAGGAAGGAAGACAAGTATCTAAACGAATGTTTGCTTAGACTTCTGCCATGGAATTCAAAGACCGAATGCGCTCTCGAATGCAGGCCCTAGGCCTTCGCCCAACTGACGTGGCGGAGCGGGTCGGTGTGTCCCGCGGCACCATCACGTTCTGGATGGCGGGGACGAATGGCGCCAAAGGCAAAAATTTGTTGCAACTCGCGCGTGTTCTGGACTGCGATCCCGAATGGCTGACGAGTGGCAAAGTGCCGCGATCTAGAGACCCTGGTAAAGCAGAGTCGAACGCCGTACTGCTCGGCGATGCTGGCCTTTGGGAAGAAAGCGAGCCGGCTAACAGTGACGACGTCGAGGTTCCGTTTTACGCTGAGGTGGAATTTGCCGGCGGGGGCGGTATGACCGAGGTCACGGAGATTGCGGGAAGTCAGCTTAGGTTTGGTCGTGACGTACTGCGCAGTGCAGGTGTAGATCCGTCAGCTGCAGCGTGCGCGCGCATTAAAGGCAGGAGCATGGAGCGCCTGATCTCGGACGGCGCTGTGATTGGTTTCGACCGCTTCGACACATCCATCATTGATGGCGAGGTCTACGCGTTCAACCATGCCGGCATGCTGAGAGTGAAGTTCCTCTACAAGCTCCCAGGCGGAGCAGTGCGAGTACGCAGCGAGAACTCCGAGGAATACCCGGACGAGACGCTGACCCATGAGCAGTTTGTCCAGGACGTCAAAGTCCTTGGGAGGGTCTTCTGGTGGTCGACAA